TTACTTACTCGCTTTCTGTAGTGCGACATAGCGCTTGACTATGACTTGAGCCTTCTCAAATCCGTATTTGTTATTTAGTATTTGGCATTGGCGTAGGCTCAATGCGTATGTAGTAGGGTTATTCTTACTTAGTATGCTAGAGCCATACTCTGCTACTAGTTCGTTAGTTATTTCGTTAGTGTAGTTCATGATAGACTACCTTTCTTTTTATTCGATAACCTTGTGTTATCTTTTTGCTGACCTAGGTTATTTGCTCTTATTTGCTACGCTCATACTATTTCTAGTCTTATTTGGTAGGCTCAGAGGCTCACTAGGATTTCTTATTTAATTTTTTTGATACTGTAAGTATAGCATAAAAATGTCAAAAAGTCAAGTTTAGACACGGACAATTCGGACATTTCCTGTGTGATATGCGTCACATTCCAAGCGTGAAGCATAGGATAAGGGCTATGCCTACGCCTATGAAGGCTCCTATAGGGGCATAGTCTGCGTTCTCGTCTAGCCAATCAATCAATGCTGTAAATGGGTTCATGTTAGTAACCTTTCGTTTAGTAGTTATATTTTAACTATCTAATACTGCAAGTATAACATAGATACCCTGAAAAGTCAAGGCGACACGCCGTATATTTAATGTGATCTACACCACAGAAAAAGCCGACTCGAGTTATCCACATGATGCACATCACACTACGAATTTACGCTTAAGTTATCCACATGATGTACCTCACAGTGGCATTTGTCCACAATGTCCGTTTTGTACCCCTCGAAATGTCAGACCCCCCTGCTATACTTACTAGTATAAAGAAAGTCAGAAAAGGTTTCTGAACTAGAAAGGAATTCAAATGAATTCAACAATTATCAAGTGTGTAGAACACACACCATTCAAATCTGCTATCTCAGAAATTGCAGATACACAATTTACATTTTGTGAAATTTGTGAAAATAACATTGAGCGTTGGTATAACGATACTGACCCTGAGCGTCTACCTATGTGGACAGATTGGAAGGTTTCTAAATGACAAATAGAATTTTTGAACCTTTTGCTAGTGTAAGCAATTACCCTAAAGGCATGATGAACTTATGCCCTTGCGGTCAGGTTGTATTAGCCCCCGCCCTCTATCATGAGGGTCAGCCTTATTGGGAAAATCCTAATAAGTGTAAAGAATTATTCGAAGGAGTAAAATAAATGAGTACCTTTCTAAATGTAAAATCAGTTTGCGGAAACGCTTCTGCTTCTGTTGATGTCTATGACCTAGAGTTAAATCCTCATGGTGTTATCTGTTGCGATAATTGCAAATCTATTTTAATTTGTCGAAACGCTTGGAATTTTTTGTATAAGGAGAATAAATGAAAACACTTCAAGAAAAATTAGATTTAGTTTCTAAAGAATTAGAACCAATACTTTGGGAATTACTAAATGAAATTGAAAATGAATAAATAAAAACCAAGATCGCAGAAATAAAAAACTGCGATTTTTGGAGTCGGCGCACTCGGGCGTGTCGCCCTTGTTAAGATGTGATGTAAATCACCTCCGACACGCCGTGTTTGGATTTGACTTTTGAGGTTTCTTCTGCTATACTTCTAGGTATAGAAAAAAAATAAATAAGGACAGATAAGGCAATGAGCCTAGCAAATAAATGTGACGAGTATCACAGTGAGCCTAGCGAATAAATGCCCTAAAATGTCAGCCCCTAATGGTAAGATAGTCTTATCAACTAAACGAAAGGAAGTCAATAAATGACTTACACTGTAACACTAGAAACCTTTTCAGGTTCTACAAAAAAAATCAACCTCGCCTCTAAGGGTGCAGTTGCTCAATTCATCTCAACCTACCCAACACAATTACCTGTTGGCGTATCTGTAAAAATCGCTTGCGATACTCTTGGAATTAGTGGCACACTTCGTGGCACTTCAACTCTTACCCCCTCAAACTAAGAATAGGAAATAAATAAATGACTAAAGTAGAACACTCTCTAAAGTTCGTAACAGAGTTCGATGAAACTCACCCAATCGCTAAGCAAGCCTTGTCGATACCTCACTCAGATTTAGTGGCCATGCTTGAAGGAATGCTAAAGGACCTTTTAGTTCCTGCAATTACTTCAACACTTGAGGACATAAATGCTCGTGGCTCTTACGCAATTCTTAAGGTGGCAGAATAATGATGACACGCAAGGACTATGTGGCCACTGCTGAAATTCTTTCATCTTTCAAAGATTTGATTGGTGATGAATTTACTTTCGCTGATTTGGTTGATGAGTTTGGTTCAATGTTTGAAGCAGACAATCCAAAGTTTGACTTTTCAAAATTCAGAGAGGCGTGTGAAAATAATGGATAAATACTATTTTGATTTTGGAACAGTAATTGCAGTAATGATTGCGCTTATTGGTTCTATGATAGTGATTAGTTATGCTATGGTAGATAATTTTTATTTACGCCGTGAACTAAACGAAGCGTATCAAGAATTAGAAAATAAAAACTAAAAAGAAATCCTGAACACGATCTAAAACTGTTCCCAATTTTTGGGGCCGACGCACTCGGGCGTGTCGTGCTTTACGTACGATGTGATTTTTCTCACACACTTTGAGCGTCTCACTATTTGGATTTACTCGCTAGTAAGTTGATAATTTATGACTAATAGGCTAGACTTACATAGTAAGAAAAAATAAATAAGAAAGTCTATTTATCTACGGCGTGTCTAACACAAAATGTCAGCCACCTATGGTAAGATAGAATTATCAACAAAAAGAAAGAGGTTGGCAAATGTCAGCAAATGTCTATACAATAGAACACCTACTAGTAGGAACACAGTATCGCTCCCGAACACTATCAGGAGAAATTATCTCAGCAGAAAAACACCCTAACGCAGTTTGGTATCAGGGTTGCGAAAGTTATCTAGTGGAAGTGCGCCCTAGTAATTTTGGAAAAGTCGTATGTCGCACAGTAGCAGTAAAGGTAGAAAATAACTAATGGGATACATAGAGATTTTTAGAATTGACAATGAGGGTGCAGGTTGGATAGACTTGGACAATGCAACACCTAGCGAATTGCTAGATTTAGAAATTGGACTATTTCAGGAAGGCGCTATCTAATGGGAGTAATGAAAGAATTGCACTTAGAAATAACTACTTGCGACCTATGCTATGGCACAGGTTGGCTACACTTTGGCACTAGCGAGGACTACGATACAGAGTCTTGCGATTGCAACCCACACCAATTATTTATCACTAAGGAGAATGACTAATGAATGACTATCTATACGCAGTAACTTCAACGAATGACAGTAGCCCTAGCCCTGAATGGGTTGGGCGTTATAGCGATGCACTATCTGCAGTTGGTGCGTTCATGGCGTGCAATGATTTTGGAGATGCAAAAGAATACCGCACAATAAACATGTCAGAGCCTAGTGGCAAGATGCACACTAAGGTATTTTATCGTAATGGAAATGTAGGAGGTAAGTAAATGGGAAGTGTTACAGCAATTGGAATTCAAGATAGTGTGTTAGATTTAGAAACACAATTAGCCTATCACTTACAGGGTAATCACTATCCTCCCGTACCACTATCCATGGTTCAGCCTTGTATAGATGCTATTGACGCATACTATGATGAGGACTATGAGCGATTTATTGCTATGCCTGAAGGCGTATTCTATAAAGGAATGAGCCACGCACCTGCACGAGCAATTATAGACCAACACCATTTATCTTTTTGGCTTCCAGAGGAGGAATACTAAATGTCTGATACAATGATTGCTATGGATTTATTACACGCAGACAATCTCAAGCCAGATCAATTGATGCTTGGTGATTTAATAAAAATTGGCGATGACATCGTTGAAATTATTTTTATTGAAAGTGATTCTACTGGAGATAACTATGACATACAAACCGAAAATGAATTTGGTGAAAAAGAAGTAACACAGTATAGTTATACTGATGAGATTCCTCTTTATGTTTTTATTGAAGAGAACGAGTAAAAGTATTTTTATGCACTTCCCCGCATAAAAATGCGCCGACTCCGACGGCGTGTCGCATGTGAGATTTATCACAATTACGTAGTTTGACATTTTTCCCCCTTGTATGCTAAGATTAGTTTATGAAGATACAAAAAAGCCCTGAGGAATTACGTAGACTAATGGAGTTACGTCGCTCTAATGCTGCCTCTTTTGTGCCCTCTAAAAATAGATATAAAAGGATTAGACAAAGTACTAGAAAAATGCTAGACTTATCTAAAGAACAATAAAGGAGACCCCCGAATGACATATGAAAATGATGAAATGCTAGATGAATACTATGCAACTGTATGCCCCTCATGCAAAGAAAATGCGGTAGACGCATATGAAGAAAAATGCACCCATTGCTTACTAGAAGAAATGTCCGTACACTATAACGAAGACATTGCTCTAGAAATGAGCCTTGGCCTTGACTACTAATACACTTAAACTAAAAAGATCTAATGATAGAAAGGTGGCTAACCTTGTCACAAAAAATGGAAAACAAGCAGCAATCGCAAATACCTTTGGCCTACCTGCTGGAAAGGCTTTCTCGTGCCCTGGTGCCACTAGTGTATGTGAAAGCGTATGCTACGCAGGAAAACTCGAAAAACTCTTCAAGGGCGTAAAGGCTAACCTATTACACAATTGGGAGTTACTAAAAGACGCTGATCATGACACGATGAGCCTATTGCTTACTGATATGATAAATGATTTCAAGGCAGACTGTATCAAGAAAGACGCTCCCATGCTATTCCGTATCCACTGGGACGGAGATTTCTTTAATGATACTTATACACAAGCATGGAAAGATGTCATCCTTAACAATACTGATATTCAATTTTGGGTATACACACGTGTTAAGTCTGCAGCCCTTATGCTAAAGGATATAGATAACCTGTCTCTTTACTTTAGTACTGATAGTGAGAATGTAAAAATTGGTGTTGATCTAAAAATAAAATCTGGTGTACGCCTTGCATACCTTGCTAAGAACTTTGCAATAGGACAAGCAGACATGAAAGAAATGATAGGCAAGCCTGGTGCTAAGTGTCCTGAAAATCTAAAAGCCATTCCACTTATCTCAACTAATGGTAGCGCTTGCGTTTCTTGCGGATTGTGTGTATACTCTAAAGCAGACATAGTTTTTTCTGCTACTAAGAAATGAGATAATAAATAATGAAACTATTTATTGCAACGTGTATTCTTCTACTAATAATTTTTATTTATCAGTGACTTGATAGATCCCCGAAAATGCGGGTCGGCGGAAAATCTTTGATTTGTCAAGTTACGACACGCCTTTAAGATGTGATTAAGGACACACCCCAAAACCTCCACAGGATTTGTATTTATGACATTTTTTTGCTATAATTATTACATAAGGAAAAAACAACTACCCGAAAGGAAAGACCCCTATGACACTATCAGGATACACATACCAAATTGGTGACCTATTCACCACTAGCAAAACAGGCGTTACAGGTCGTATCGCAGGTTTCGAGCCAATGTCTAATAAGGTTACCAGAGTTAGCCTAGTTTTGTCAAATGGCTCACGCCGTTTGGCTATGGTAAAGACCTCTAAGTAATCTCAAAATGTGAGAAATGTCAGGTTTCGATTTGACATTTTTACAACCAAAATGTTACACTTAGGTGTAAGCAAATAACAACCCCTAACAGAAAAGGAAAAAACAAAATGACAGTATCAGTAGCAACTTACAAGGTTGGCGACACTTTCACAACACAGAAGTCAAAGGTTACAGGAACGATTATGGAAATCAACCCTAACGCCAACGGAACAGTTCGTGTGAAGTTAGATGTAGAGGGAACAACTCGCTACACAACTTGGAAAGCACAGTAATCTAACAAGCCAGTTAGATAGTAACTTAGTCCTGAGCATGACTACTAAAACTGCTCAACACCCCCACTAACAGAAAAGGAAACAGACCCAAATGGCAAGAGGAAAAGCAATCTCAGTAAAGATACCTACACAACGAGTAATCGCAGGACTAGAAGCATCACTAGCAAAACTAGAAGCAGACTACGCATCACAGGAACAAAAGGAAGCACAGTATCAAGAACTATACAAGGCTTGGCAGAAAGAGTTAGCAGATTTCGCTATTACTAATTTCTCAAAGGCTGAGAACATCAGAACTAACTTCCGTCATTGGAACAAAAACCTAAACATTGACTTCGACATCACAGTAGTAGAAGGTCAATTCCCTGCTGAGCCTGTAAAGGATTTTGATACAATCCATCAGCACACCTATCGTGAGCAAAAAGAGGAAATGCAAAATGCAATTCGTATCCTCAAAATGACAGATGAGGAAGTTGTAAATACTTCCACATACAATGCGGTTGCTCGTTATCTCTAAATGAGGTTGGGTGGGGTGTAAAAGCCCCACTCCAATTCGCCAGGCTGATTAGGGCGATCACAGAAATACTATAGAGCAAGGCTACTGCAGGCCTAAAGAAGCAGACATCCTGAGCAGGATCCAAAAAGGCTCCCCGCAAGGGTCCTTGACAAATGTCAGTGGCCAGTAGTACAATTAAACTAACCAACAAACAGAAAGAGGCCCCCATGGACCAGTCAACAAATATCGTAGTAAATGCAACAGAAGAGTTTCTTCGTGATTCGCTAGCAAAAGCAACATTGCGTGTTACACAACTTGAGGAGCACATCCAAAAGGTAACCCAACGTTCATATGCAGATTCTGCAGAACGTAACCGCATTACAGAAGAAATGCAAGAATGGACCCTAGGCGCCCTAGAGTCAGGAACTATCAATGAAACAGAAGCAGAAGAGATTGCTGCAATTGTTGGATTTGAACTAACAAAAGAATTTGAAGTTGAAGTAACAGTTTTGTATTCAATGACAATTAATGCACGTGATGAAGAGTCTGCACAAAATGCGGTCCACGATATTGATTTTGATACTGTGCAATACAATGATGAAAATATTTCATGGTTGTCTGCCAGTGTTGACCGTGTAGAAATTTAGTAGGGGGCTACTAAACCAAAGACATGTCGCATGTCTCTAAACTAGGCAAGGGCCCTAAGCATGGCCATGTAAACTGCTTTTTTTATTTGCAAAAAATTCGCCGACCCATTTTTCTTAATTTGTCAAGTTACGAACCTGTGATTAAGATCACCTGAAAAATGTCCGATTTATCCCTATCTAACTATCCTGATTTGCATTTGTCAGCCCATCCTGCTATACTTAGAATTCAACAACAAAAAGAAAGAAGGAAAACCTATGGCACATGACCTAGAAATACAAAACGGCAAGACATCTTTTGCGTCTTTCCGTGAACCTGCATGGCATGGATTGGGTACTGTATTCACAGAAGAAAAAACAACCGCAGAAATGTTAGAGGCTGCAAGTCTCAATGGTTGGAATGTTCGTCTTGAGGATTTAGAAACCCCTACACATCTAACAAGCGACAAGGCATACCAGTATGTTTTGCGTACTAACCCTACAGACTCAACACAGACAGACATTCTTGGTGTCGTTGGTGAGCGCTATCATGTTATGCAGAATGAAGATTTATTTTCATTTGGTGATAACATTCTTGATGGTGGTGGGCGTTGGGAGACTGCTGGTTCAATCAAGGGTGGGCGTGTAGTATTTGGCGCTCTTGCTCTTGAGCGTGAAACAATTCTTGACCCTAATGGTGTATCTGATAAGGTAAAAACTTATTTGCTCATCAACACATCACACGATGGCTCAATCGCTATTCAAGCAAGCATAACACCTGTTCGTGTTGTGTGCGCTAATACTCTCAATCTTGCTCTTGGTGGCGTAGGTCGCAAGAAGAATAAAAACATCAAGCAATCTTTCAAGATTCGCCATACACAAACTGCAAGCGGTAAGGTACAAGTTGCTCGTGAGACTCTTGGTCTTGCTAACGCTTACATGGACGAATTCGACATCATGGCTAAGGCAATGATTGAGAAGCAAGTCAATGCTAAGCAATTCAATGACATTGTTCTTGCTGCTTATACAAAGCCTGAAAAAGATTCTAAGGGTGCTGTAAAGAAGTGGGAAAACAAGATTGACATCATCAACGACATCTACACAGGCGAATTCAATGGAATGATTGCTGGTAATGCGTGGGGTGCTTTCAATGCTCTAACTGAGCGCCTTGATTGGTATCGTTCTGCTCGTGGTGGTTCTAACGAATCTATCCTTGCAAGCGCAAGCGGATTTGACCCTGCTATCAACGCAGAAAAGAATCGTCTGCTAAAAGTTGTACAGAATGTAATGCAACTCGCATAACAAAAAAATTCCTAAGCATGAATTAAAACTGCTTCACGATTCGTTAGATCAATTGGTTAGATCGCTACCCTGTCACGGTAGAGGCTACGGGTTCAAGTCCCGTACGAATCGCAATAAATAAATATGCAACGCAATGCATAAAAATCGGGCCGACCAAAAATGTCAACTCTAAATTTAATTACGAACATCGGCATATTTCCCCTAAAATGTCAAACCATAAAATCTTTACGAAGAACTTGACATTTCCCCCAAACCATGCAATAATTAATACATGACCCAAACCCTAAGAGTACAAGAACTAGTTGACCATATCTATGATGAAAACTTAAATCATTTTGAGTTTCATGAAAACATGGGTGGAGAAGATTGTGACTGCCACCTACACATAACCCTAGAAACCATTGTAAAGTATTGGGAGGAACTATGCTAGGCTATACAGAAACAGATATTGCAGTAATGACAGATGCTATGGAAGATGCTATCAAATCAGGTAGATTGTCTTCTGAGATAACAGATGGTTTGGAGAAGGCTATGTCTTTCTTTGATGGCCTATGGGCAGAAGGGTACTTTGACTAATGCATAATCATTATTGGGAATGTGATGATGTACCAGGATATTTTTACTGTGCCTGCGGAGTTACGGCTATCCATAACAGAGAAACAGGATTGAAGGACATCCATGACTAAAGAAGATATCATTGTTATATGTGAACAGGCTATTGATGCCTTAGAAGAAGTCCGTGCCTATTTAGTTAATCAAGGAGACTAATATGTGGAGTAAATATACATTTGTTTGTGACCCTGATGAGTGTGATGCCCTGGTTGAGTTTACTGTTAGAGATGGCTTTGGCTTTCCCCTGGGATCTGTAGAGATGACCTGCCCATGTGGTAGGAAGTTAAATTATATTAGTTATGAAGATGCTTGGGAGCCTATCCTTGCAGATGTGACGAAGATCACACCCAGAGAAGTTGTAAAAATCAACACAAACCCCTATAATTGATATATGGACCTAAACACATTCAAAGAATATATAAACCTACACCTAATCAGTCTTGAACAAGACCTTGAAGAAAACCCTGCCTCTATCCATGTGGTAGATATCGAGGGACAAATCTATGCTACTAAACATCTAATGGAGGTTCTTAATGAGCGATAAGTATCCCTTCATCCCCGAACATTTGACAAAGGCTTTAGAGGACACATCTATCCCCCTTATTGACCTAATGCATGGCCACCTCAAAGTAGAAATGCTGGAGGTAGAAGAGGCAATGAAAGATAATCCTGATAGATTCCTACAGGGGTATATCGAGGCCTTGACAAACATGTATTGCATGACGTATAATTTATCTATAGAAAGAAAACACATAGAGGAGACCCTAGTATGACCCCACAAGAAATGTTAGAAAGCATGATTGACAATGCTTGGACAGATTTCAATGAAATCGCACAGGCAGAAGAAGAAGATGGCTACTCAGACGCAATGCAGTCTATGGAGCGCACAGAGGCTCAGGGGTATGCAGAAGGACTATCAGTTGCATACTCTCTAGTATATGACAAACCTTATAATCCAAAAGTTTCTATCTTTGACCCATACGACAGGGATAACTAAATGAACAATGAAAGATTCATTGAAATGGATTTTGATGAATGGTGTGCTACATACAAACCAATCAAGAATCATATAGACAAAGACTCTTCATTTAATGGAGAGATGTTTGAGACATATGGTGATGAGGTCGCTTTCATAAAGGAGCAGGATAATTCTTATATCTGGACTTATGGCGATGGCGATGATGGTGGTTCTTATATTTGGAATGGCTGGTCTTTTGTTAATCGTATTGGTTACTTCATTACTGAGGTCCCTTGCCCAATTGACACTACAATCCAAATCAAAGTTAGTTCTTATTGGTACTACTGCGAAGGCTGTAGTGCAGAGATTGAGGACGACGGACAATTAATCAATGAGAAGTTCTATGACTTCGATTGCTGCCCACAATGTGCTACACCCCAACAACTAAAGGAGATAGAGGAAGCCAATGCCTAAGTACACCGTAACTGCAACACGAGAGACCTACTATGAGTTTGAGGTCGAGGCTGAAGATGAACTTGCTGCTGAAGATCAAGTAAGACAGTTAGAGATTGAAGATGACATTGAAACTTATGCCTATGACTGGTATCCTTTAGAGATAGAATCCGTTGAAGAAGAAGAGGAAGAGGTAGAATAATGGGAGCACGTATTAACTTTGTCTTTAAAGACAGCGAAGGGGGCCCTCTCGTGGTCCTATACAGTCACTGGGGACAGGATGAATGGGAAAGGGACCTGGCCATGGCTCTACAGCATGCAGCCCCTCGCCTAGGAGATTCAGCCTATGGCACCCGTATGATTATTAGTTATCTTATGCAAGATTCTATCTTGGATGAGACAGGGTTTGGTATCTATGCTATTAGTAATGATGGCTATGACCTAGGAGAGCAGACCGTACTTATTGACTTCACTACTAAGACTGTTACTGATAATGTTTCAGTCGACTTTGATAAATTTGTGGCTGCTTATTCGCCACTTCCTGTCTAGGCTGGGTCGCTTAGACAAACTAAATAAGGTGACAGGAGCGCCTGAGGGGTCTTGCGCTTCTGTCCCTTTTTTGATACAATAGATACGAGGGAGAACTATGCGTATAAGTAAACGAGTTACAGAGGAAGAAAAGGTAGCAATAAAACTAGGTAACATTTTGTCAGACCTGCGGGTAGACATAGAACTAGTTGGAAGATACTTAGCACGCTCTACCCCCACGGTAGTGTATAATCGATTAGTAACAGTAACAGAGTCAGCAACCTATGAGAAAGAGGATAAGCATAATGAGTACCAGTACTAGTTTTGAGAAGCGTTGTCAAATCCTATCAGACCTATGGATTACATACGGAAATGAGCCAGAACTATCTGACTTCGTATCATACAATGACCTAGGTTTGGCATTAGCATTTGCAATCAGTGAAGACATCGTAAAGACTACAACAGTAGCAGAGTCATACATACATGAGAGTTTCGATCTACTCCTAGAGTCCATGAAGTTAGAAGATACTGGATTTGAAGGTTTGGATGAAGTCTTCTCTAAAGGTTGAGAGTTGGGGCGAAAGCCCCTTCTTTTAATTCGGCTCGGCGATTTGCAAAAAAGGATTACGAACCGACCAAAATTTTTCCTGGATTACGATCCAAGGTATTACGATCCCAAACATTATATCCCCAAACCTCTTATTTGTCAAATCCTTATAGCGTGGTATAATAAGAACATGACTCCAAGACACTTTGCAGAATATGCCAAGAGAGATCCTAAGCAATATCAGGCATTCTCGGATTCAATGTGGAATGGTTTTGTATCTATCACTAAGCATGTTCCTATTATGGGAAGATTCTTTTCCTTTACCCCCGATTTTATTTACGAAGTAGCAGACACGCCAGAGCAGGCCGAAAGTATTGGCATTGGACTTGGCGAGGTATACAATTTTTCCCAGGGGATAGAAAATAACCCTGATATTGATACCAAATAACCCCTATATAAACACATAGAAAACAATAGAAAACATATTGTTTTTATTTGATTTCATTTAAAAAGATTACGAAACATATAAAAAATCTCCCAAATTTGTCGATAATTATGCGTAGCATAAAAACTTGACAAATTGGGACAAACAATGTATACTTCGCTATCGGAATATGGCAGATATGTGGGATATAAAGGTTTGACAAAGGTTTGGATATGTGGTATAAGATGTTTGGATAGGGAGGTTTGGCAAAAAGGATTACGAAGCCCCTCTATAAAAGGGCTCTATACTCCACTATCCTCCACTTCACTCCACTTCTAGGCTATTTAATAATATAATCAGTAAGATCTATCTGTGGATAAAGGTGTGGATAACTAACATTTTATGGGTATTGACATGTGGATAACTATGTGATATCCTTGATATATGACATGTACAAAGTATGGATGCAACTATGAACTAGACCTTGATGGTCAAGTAACCTGTACTGTTTGTGGGGCTATGGATGATGATATCCAGCCTGTTAACCTTGATGTGATAGAATAGTCTAATGCTAACACTCATTCTAATACTAATCACCTGGTATGCTACTAAAGTCTACTACACTAAAAGTCTAACTATTGAAACAACTAAGACAGATCCAAATATGGTTCATGCCAGATGTGCCAAGTGTTCTCAAACCATCTACACCCATGTGGATAACCTTCGTGTTCCATACTACTGTTTGGCGTGTAAGTGAATCATGGACAAGTTAGAGTCCTCATACAATAAGTTTATGGGCTATCGCATAGCCTGTACACAGTGTGATGTTTTATATATCAAACCAAATGATACTCCATTTGTCTGTCTTACCTGCCTATCAGATTGATGGTATACTGTTTAAATGAGATTAGTAGTAAGAGCCTATCCAAGATCTGGATCTAACTTTCTATCTCTCAATCTTACTATTTGGACAGACCAGCCAACAGGAGTCTCTCACCTTACAAGCAAGTTAAGAAAAGACCATAAGGCAGTCCATATAATCAGGACACCTATTGACTCAATAGCATCTATGATATGGGTTAATGAACAACAAAGCATAGGCAAAGAACTAAATATAGAGTCTCGCATAAATGATTATATTGAATTTTATGAATACATGTTGCCAGATACATATACAGTTTGCTTTGATAAACTAATTAAAGAGCCAGCCAAGGTAGTTAAAGATATCTTAGAACACTTTAACATTGAATATACCAGACATGAGATTGAAAGACCTATCGATAGAATGGTAGAAGGCTTTCATGCAACATCTAGAGGAACAACAAGGTTTGATGATATCCATGATGCTGTAACTGCTCATCAGTCAGAGGGTATGGATAGATGTCATGAACTCTATACTAACGCAAGAGCCTTGTGTCGTTAAAAATCGGGGGACATAACAACCTTGATAGTCTTATTGACCATACGGATCAAGCCTTTCTTTGATATCCGTGATGCATCAAATGTCTCCGTATAACCTCCTTGTGGCATATCTTCCTTATGTAGGAATGGCTTATGCTTCTTCTTAAGTGTTTGTATTACTAGGGATTCTACGGCTCTTGCCTTATCCCGTTCGAAAAAGTGCCAATAGGATACTAGGATCCATCCTTTGGTCCTATGAGAGGCAAACCTCTTACCTGTGATATCTGAGATACCCACCTTAATAGCCTTGTGTATAGGGCTGTAGAGGATGTATAGGATGGCTTCGTTCATACCCCTATTATACTTGACATACAATGCCAAATTGGGATACAATAGAGTTATGACGCATATTACGAAGTGCCCTACATGTCACCTATTGATTGAAGATGATACCTTTTGGGAGACTCATCAAACCATGTCAGATGGTCATATCTGGTGCACTAAGAAAGGCAAGCGATGATTAATATGGAGATACCAGATCCATTTCAAACCTTTGTATCAAAGAAATATGCAAATGCTAAAGGCTATGTCCATGATTGGTTTAGCGGTGAATGGTCTTATACTTGCTCTACTTGTAAAGAAGGTCTTTCTGGTCCGTCCCGCAAAATATTAACAAAGATAAGATTGTTTCATACTAGGAATGAGTGTTTAAATGGCTACTGAATGCAGTCATACTTGGTATATGCGTGAAGATGGTATACAATGTACTAAGTGTTTGGTTATATGGGAGAGCGATGAAAGAACCTAAGATTATACAGATGGACTGGAAAGCACTAGGATATGAAAGGATGTATGTAGATGGACGGATCAAGTGGGTTCCTCAGCAGATCAAAAACGATTCAGAGGACTAGGATAGTACCATTACGATGGATAGGTAATTTCCTTGGTGAATATGCAGGCAATCATTTAGTTAAGGCTATTGATTTAGATGAGGCATTAGATAGTAATTTAGGATTTCGTTATAAATACCACGCCAAAATGTGGAAATATCTTAATAAGCCTTATGAGTGGTGGGGTACTTCCTATACTATAGATATGGAAGCGTGGAGAGAAAACTAACAGATGTCGAGTCGAAGACTCGTATGGTTGTTTAAGTATCTCTATTTTCGCCGAACTTTAAAAGCGTATTAAGCGATTTCGCCCGAACCTGTAATCGATCCAGCGCCGTCAATACCTTTAGGGAATGTGTATAGAGTCCAAGAACCGTTTGGTGCTCCGCCCACTTCTGGTGCGTACCCTGGGTTGCCTGGGTTGCCAGTGCGAATGAAATAGTATCCTGCTATACCGTAGGGGTTACCGTCTGTAAGAACTGTTGCTCCTAAACCGTAGTACCCTCCATTGTTATAGAGACCTTGATAATTTGGTGGAGTTGTCATAAGATTATTATATCATCGTATTTGACATAGCCTGCCAAGCACGGTATAATTAAAGTATGACAAACCAAGAGATAGCAAAACTATTGGATCAAGAATCCTATCGCATATGGGACACTACTAAGGTTATTAAGAATCAAGACTATCACGATGGATTAGTAAAAGGACTAAAGATGGCATCTAAATTGGTGGCTAAACTATGAGCCTAGACGAAATGACATTACGAGAAGAGATTGCAAGGGCTATTGAAGCCATTTCAATTGAAGAATCTGTAACTAATGCAGTTGGTATGCGTATGCTTGCTGCAAAGGTAGCAAGAGGAGAAGATAATTATATGACAAACATGTTTGAATTGCAGGTTGATTTCGAATAATTGCTCGTATGATATAATTATATAATGATTGCAACTAGAAACGAAGATAAATGTCACTATTGTGATAAGGCTGGGTTATATACTCAACTTGTTGGAGAAGATCCAGACTATTCTATGGCTCTAGTATGCAAACGGCATTTGATCTTTGACATGTCGTCCTAAGTATGATATGATTGTTATATGAAAAATACTTATAAGTGTCCAGAATGCAAAACCTCTATTGTAATTACTACTAAGGTTCATTCTCTTCCTGAATCCATCATGTGTCCCTGCGATATTGTGATGCCATTAGAATCATCTAAATAAAATGTGGTCTTGGGTCTTAGCCTTCATTGGCGTGTCTGGAATATTCTTGGTTGGTCGTAAGACTATCTGGGGATGGATAGTCTTGTGCGTTAATGAATGTCTATGGATCGTATACGCCTTAACAACAAAGCAATATGGTTTTATATTTGCAGCAGTAGCATATGGAATCGTATACATTAAATCATTTATGCATTGGAGAAAAGATGAACTTTCAGTCTGAGTCAAAAAGGTCTGGGGATAGGTTTGAAGACTTAGTTCTTTTAGATTTACAGGCTAGAGGATTTAATAAGATAGATAAGAATGTATACATGCCACGTACTGGATGTGAGGTAGACTTTGTTGCCCATGGGGATAGGTTTGAATATGTAGAGTGCAAGGGTGGTCTTGAAGGTGAAAAGAAGCGTCCTGGTGCAAAGAGAACAGACAATGTAAAGAAGGCTGTTGCTAACGGATCAATCATGAAGAAGGTGTATGAGGAGATGTACTATGTTGTATATTTTTCTGACACACCTGAGCCAGGATCTTATTCAGATGAGATGATACACATAGCATTAAAGTATGGTATTATTGATGAGGTGAGATACCTACTGCCAAGCAAAGAAGAGCAAGCAGTACAACTATTTGAAGGAGCATTACAATGAAACTAGAAGCAGGAATTGGGTACCTAACAGAATGGTACAAGAATAACGATGGATCATTAGTTAGAGATTTTACATTTAGAGATTTTGGTAATTACGTATGGATTGTTAAGCAGTTTGCAAAGCATGAAGATGAGACACAGGTTGGTATGAATATGGCTCATCAGTTAGATCCAAACAGTGGTGGCGTAACTGAAAGAAGTGTTGATGATATTTGTAACAAGGCACTTCGCAAAGAAGATGCTCTTTATACTGAGTTGCAGTTTACACACGACTGTACCTGCTGCGCTGCATCAATCTAAAACTATTAGTAAGGGAAGTTTATGACTGGTAAGTTAGTTGTTGGCTCTATGCCAATTGGAAATCCAGATGATATCACTATTAGAATGCTTAAGGCTATACATGATTGCGATATTATTTATTCTGATTACTTACCAGATAATATAAACAATCTTTTAAAGTTATATAGTATAGAGAAAGAAGTTGTTGTTCTTAATAGTACTAACACTATGCATGCAGACATGGATCAGGTTAATGATGTTGTGCTGCTTATATCCCGTGGTAAAACCGTTCTTCTTGTTGCTGGTGAGGGACAAGTAGGCGTTGCTGATCCAGGAACACAATTTATACAAGCATGTATAGAAAAGTCTTTGCCGTATACCGTGCTTCCTGGACCTAGTGCATTCATGACTGCGTTTGTTGCTAGTGGAATAGTTAATGGTGATTTCTTTATATCTTGCAACATGTCAAAGCCAGAGGATGTTTTAGAAAGATTTAGAACATCTGAAACTCCCGTAGTTGTCTTGGTATGGCAAGATAAACTAACACCTATACTAGAACATGTAAGAGATTGTTTTTCAATAAACAAGATTATAACTCTTGCATGTGATATGACCATGGATTCAGAAATGTTCTTAACTGGAACAGCAAAAGAATTATTGGCTAATCCAAGGTTTAAACTAATTAATCAATCAACAAAGATTGCATTAGTTATGCATGACAACTAAGACAGGAACCTAGTAATAGCATACTTTGTTCCAGATTTAATTGGTAAAGAAGTATGAGAAAATAGATAAGACGATGGGAATATTAGCAAGGTATCTGATATAGGGCTTACAATTTTATCAAAGTTGTGAAATTGTAAATCTCCACCTTCATAGTTATCGTTTACATAGTAAACAAGTGAGACTCTAGACTTGAATGATCCGTGGTCATCGTGATGTCTTTTAAATGTATTTCCCTCTTCATATTTTAAACACTGCCAATGTGTTGATCCTAGAGGGCTAAAGGTTGCTTTATATTCAGTACAGTAATCATAAAGCCTATCGGTTATTGGCCTCAACAGTTCATTAAGTTTTACTGCTGTTTCATCTACAACTTTGTCAGTTGCAGCAAAAGATATCTGCCAGAAGTTGTGTTTATCTTTATTTGGTGGACGATCCCATGTTTTATTTAAGGTGTTTGCATACTCTTCAACGTCAGGAATAACGTCGATACCTTGCAGTACATTGTGATATCTGTGAACACCAGGCATAAGCAATTCATAATCAAACATACTACTTTCCAAATCCTACTATTACAAACCTATCTGCATCCCTAACCTCTGACACTTCGTGAGTAAAAAGATAGGCTGATGGGAAAACTAAAAACTCATTTTTCTTTGGCTGTATTCTTAAATTTATTAATGGGAAAAATATTTCACCACCAGTATAGTCATCATTTATATATAAAACAGTTGATACACGTCTAGGGTGACTAAAAGTATCATCTTTGTGTGCTCCAAAAAAACAGCCTGGCTCATAAATCATTGCTCTAGGTGTTTCATGTTCAAGAAGTTCAACATCATATTTTTTGCAATAGTCTAACAAGATCTCATCTAACTTTTTAATTTTATCTAAAACACTAACAGCAAAGTCATCGTTCTTAAATAGTACATATTGGTGATAAGATCTGCTTAACTTTCCAGGGTTTCTGTGGTCTGGCCAGGTATCGTGTTTCCATTTATCAGAGGCTGAACTATCTTTCATGTATGACAACAAACCATCGATATCATCAAGAACGTTGCTATAAAGAACAACTCCTGGGAATAATTCTTTTTCTTCCAAGTTAGTAAGTTTCTTCTATTTTAAACTGTTGCTTGTTTAATTCAGAAATATAACTTAACTTTGCCTTGTATGGGTTTGGAAGTTTGTTTAATCTCTTTTGTTTTTCAACCTCATCGATGTTGCAGAAGAAGGCAACCATTGTATATCTTGGCTCACCCTCACCAATATCTGTAATTCTGTGCTCGTATATGTAGGATGATGGGAATAAAAATAGTTGATTTGCTTTTGGCTTTATCTTTACACCAAAGTGAATGAATTCTAGTTCCCCGCCTTCGTATGCATCATTAGGGTAGTAGACCATAGAAACTGTTCTTGGTGTACCATATGAATCATCTGGGTGCATTCCAAAATAATCTCCTACTTTAAATTTACTAATTCTCCACCACTCACGGCTTCTAGTATCTAGATCGTAGTGCCATTGGTATGAGTCTACAACCTCTTCAAATGCTTCACAAAGCATCTCATCTCTTCCGTCTTTGTCTCCTGATTTAACCCATGCGCTAACACCTTGCTTACCAACTTCTTTTGGAATGGGATTTCCGTCAGCGTCAATAATATAATCTTCTCTTTCAAACTTGCCTTCTGCATCTAGTGTTCTCATAAAATCCATGCCACCATCCCATACATTATCGTATATGTGCACTCCAGGTGCTGGGGATGTGTATTCAAATGCATTACCTTTTCTACTTACGGTAATCATTTTTTCTTTGTTGGCTAACTTGTCTTGATCCATGGTGAATTCTCTTTCTTGTAGACTATACAATTATAGCACATTGTGATATAATAAGTATACCTGCCCAAATGGGGGGTAAATTAACTTATTCGCTTGAAAGGGGAATAACATGGTAACAACAACCTTGGATCTTTTTAATGATCCTTTTTTTATTGGCTTCAACAGAGAGTTGAGTCGCCTAAACACAGCACATAAAACAAACTCACACACATATCCTCCTTATGATCTTCTAAAACTAGATGAAGACACATATAGAATCTCATTGGCTATTGCTGGATTCTCCAGGGAAGATATTAATGTATCAGTAGAAAATGGAACTCTTATCATTAAAGGTGAGATTGTAGAAGTAACAGATGCTGAAGTGGTCCACAAGGGCATTGCTGGTCGTAGATTTGTACGATCCTTTGCTCTTGGAGAATACATGGAAGTAACTGGGGCTGAAATGAAGGATGGTATGCTACACATTAATGTAGACCGTATTGTGCCTGAAGATAAAAAGCCAAAATCTATTGAAATTAAGTAGTATAATTGGATAACATTCCGAAACCAAGACTTTAAAAGGTTTTTGTAACGGATGCTCTATCGATTAGAGAGTTAGCAGGAGTCGAATCTTCGTGGCTAATAGACCTGAGCAGTAGTCTATAAACTGCTCACCTTGACTTTCTGTGTCTTATAGGGTATACTTATTATATAACCGATTGGAGTAAATATGATTCACTCTTTATTTTTAATTCCCGCTTTTATTGCTGGCTATTTTGCATGCTATTTAGCAATGACATACAGAGTAAACCAAGATGACTAGAACACTGGTCTGTCCTGTTTGTAAAAAAGAATGGGAACTTCGTTGGGGCATCATGGCAAATGAAAGTTTATCTAGACATACAAAGGAGCACAAATAATGGCATGTTCATGCGGATTTTCTACTGACTATCCAAACTGTAATGGAACACACAAGGTAGTAAAAACAGTAAAGACAAAGTTGTTGCAAAAGATTAATGAGATTGAATTAGATCCAGATACCAAAGCAACCGTATTAAAAGCAATTACTGAACTTTAGGACCTTTAAACCCTATACCAATATTGTATCTTGGACTACCAGTCATTGGCTTTACCTCATGTAAGAACTTTGACTGGTATATAAGTATGTCTCCAGGGTTTGGCTTGTACTCTATACCATGATCTGGAAAGTTTATTTCTCCCCCAGAAAAATCATTATTAATATAAAACATACATATAAAGTTGTCCTTATTTTTTAACTTATCATCCTTATGAACACCCATGCCACCATCTAATAGTTTAGATACAGTTATGAACTTTTTCTTTAGTTCCATGTTGTCAATATTATATTTTGTCATGTAAGAATATATTGGATCAACCACACACTTTAGAAACTCTGATCTAAGAAGTGTCGCATCGTAAGAGTCTGTATCGCAAATGAAGTTCGGCAATTCCATTGTAAGGTGTGGCCTTCTGGATACTTCTGCTAGTGGATATGCTTTAGATGCTGATTCTATCAAGGATACCCAAGACTTTGGGTTTATGGGGACATTGAATAGTTCTATCTTGTCTGCTAAAGTAATCATGCTTCTCCAAATAATTTTTTGTGATTTATATTTTTAGATATAAAATCTTTATAGTCTTTATATTCTACCACTAGTGGGTCAATCCACCAGTCTTCAAAAGCAATTGAAAAATATTTTAAGTCTTCTACTACTAAGACATATCCAAGATCTGATAATATTTTTTGAGACTCTATCTTATTAGATATATTGTCATATCCATTGTGCTCATATGTTATTACGGAGAACCTGTACTTATCCATAGGAAGGGCTTTTAAAGCCTCTAGCGTGGCTTCTGCGGGGTGTATATCCATCTGTAAGTAGTCTAACTGGGATGGAACATCATTAGATAAGAAATAGTTTAAGTAATCAAAAGATATTGCATCTTCGCACAAGGTTTTATTTTTTCTAGTGAGGTTGTAGTTTTCTGCACGGACTGGATCATTCTCAAAAGATACTCCACTCCAACCATACTCAGACTCAAGTAGGTAGGTGTTGCTATTTTTGGTAGGCCACCCAGCACCTAGTTCAAGGTAAAAACCATTTGTCTTTTCCTTTAATACATTTAAAACAAAAGACTCTTGATGTGCTTGACTACGGCTTTTTGGGAATAGTTTTATCATTGTTATGCTTGACTAGGTATGGCTCTATTCTAGATTTAATTCTGCCATCTTTGTATAGTCTTACAATCCAGCCATCTTTGATCTGCATTGGGTTAAACGAGTGTGCTTTTTTCTTTGGCATTATATCTCCGTCCAGAATAATGATAGTGTATATCTGATACCGCTTGTTACTTTTTCTACCCCATGCATATGGTTACTATCACCCTTAAAACAGATCATCATATTATCTTCTGGTTTAATGTGTAGATTATCATAATGAGGGAAGTATAACTCTCCACCATCAAAATCACTATTAATATAAATCATAGTGGAAAAATGTTTTGTCTTATAGTTTTGTTTAAAAAGTTCTATGTATTCATCAGTCATGCCGAACTCATGCATGTTGTCATAATTGTTTTCTTCATTATCTAAAACGTAGTCTACGTGAGGTCTTTGTTCTCTTCCCACTCTCCAACGATTCAACAAATACTGCTCATTCTTAACCTTTGTGTTAAATCTTTCTTCTATTTGAAGTTTTGCATCTTCTAAAATTTTATAATACATTGTTAAATCAAGGTTGTTTTGTTCTAGTATTGCTCTTTTATGTGGAGAAAGGTTTATAGACATGCCTTTCCAGTCTTTGATTCCAGTCCAGTAATCATCTGTTACTTCTTCTTGCTTTGGATATGATACGTTAAATTCATGATCCCAGTGTGCTTCTGTTTGAGTAACTATATCATTACGAATTTTATTAAACTCTTCTGGACTTAAAAAATCTTTTACAATTCTATAGTTTGGGTTTGTGTTATCAATAATCATACGGTGTAGGTTTCGTTTTGTACTCTTGTATAATCTTTTCCAAAGTCAGCAAACAATGCTTTATCTTTTTCACGATTAACAATACCCCTTGACCATGAAAATCCTGCGTCTCCGCCCCATGCAAGCCACATGATGTATCCGTTAGATGGGTTTGCTGAGTTACCCCAGTCCTTACCCTTCTTGTCTACTTCATGTCGTGAGAAGTATGAGTACATTCTTTTAACAGTGCTAAGAGAGATTGATTCTCCTCTTGCTAGTTGACCTGCACGAGTCCATCCTACAGATGTTCCAGCACCATTTGCTTTTCCATCTTCTTTAAACTTGATTGCTCTACGAGCAGCAGATCTTGCTCCTGCTGGTGGCGAGTATCCATCTGCCTTTGAAACTGTATCTGTATCATATTCAACTGTGTCATCATCTTCAAATAGATCATCTGCTTTTGCAGCAGGAACACAGTTAGGAACTGGCTTACCATTATCTCCTGGTTTCATTCCTCTTTGTACATATCCATCCCAACAAGGTGCTTGCTTATTTAAATCAGGGCAGCAATTGCTTTTCATCTCCCCTGCCTGACAGACAGGACAGTTATCGCAGTTTACATTTAATTCTTTACATGTTGGACATCCGCAACCCTCATAGGCCTTGCCTTGATATGTATCTGTTGGCATCATTGAGTCATCTGCTTTGCCCATCTGAGCATCAAACATTGCCATCCCTATTTCTGAATCCATTGTGTGATTTTCCATTTCTACTTTAGTAGCATCTTTGTACATCATTCCAATACTGTATGCTGTTGGTTTCCATGTACCGTTTTCTTCTTTGTAAACTCTAACAGCCATTGCTGGATTTTCTGGTGGCATTGACTGAATAGCGTACTCTGTTCCAGGAACTCCATACACTCCACCTTCTGTCATTATGTGTTCAACCATCCCATGAACTATTCCTTCGGATGTGGACCCCATTACAAAGTCACCTTCAATTATCATAATTAAATTATACCATGCTGATTTGACTTACCCCTATGACCTTGATATACTTATAATATGCACCAGTAGCCAAGTTGGTTAAGGCACCGAACTCATAATTCGGCTATCATAGGTTCAAGTCCTATCTGGTGTACAATATAACTAAATAATGTTTTGCGGATGTTGCATATTGGTAGTGCCTCTGCCTTCCAAGCAGAAGGGGTCAGTTCGATTCTGATCATCCGCTCCAGACCTCTGTAGTTCAGTGGACAGAACGTTGGACTTCTAAGCCAAGCGTCACAGGTTCGATTCCTGTCAGGGGTACTTTATTTTAGGTTGTGAAATCCTAGAGAAACTCCTGCACGGGGCTGTACTGTTTTTACGCTATGAAATCTATTCTTTGGACAAAAGATCATGTCTCCAACATTTAGTTCAAATATGTGGGATACGTCTTCTTCTGTAAGATCTTTTGCCTCTTTTTCTGATTCTTTGTATATTTTCCAAATACTGCTACCTTGTAGTTGCCAAAAAAATACGTTGTCGTAATCTGAATGTATGTTGTCGTTGGTTGATGCATCCGTTGTAAAATTAATATATATATGATGTCCTTCGCTGGGCCTTTCTTTCTTAGCATGTTTAGACTTTTGAAATAGTTTTTCTATACTATCAACAACCATGGATATTTTTTCATTCCTATCTGCTTTTCTTATCTTAAACCCTTTTCCATTATAGTGTGATTGATTGGTGTTTACATTATTTAGAATATCATTGTTTACTAATATAAATAGTTCATCCCAAGATACATTAAACGAAACCTTTTTGTTAAATTTAAATGGCTCTGCGTTTTTATAATTACTAATACACTCTTCTTCACTTAGTAATGAGTCTAAGTAAAATAGTCTTTGTTCTGTTGAATAGTCACTCATAGTGAATGTGGGGGGCCGAAGCCCCCCAACACCTTAGCCCTTCTTGGCCTTCACTGCTGTTTTCTTGACTGGTGCCTTCTTCTTTGGCGCAGTCTTAACTACACGATCTACCTCTGCAACACTTGGTAACTTACCAAATGCTGGATCGTTAGGGTTTGCTGCTCTTAGTGCAACGGGAATTACTGCTGATAGCAATGAGAATGCGAGATCCTTTGGATCTGTCACTCCTGCCATGTATAGCGCTGCAGCACCTGCGAGTACTGATCTTCCGTAAGATGCTAGAGCATTCTTAATTTGTGTATTCATTTTTTCCTCCTAGGATATAACTCGTGTTAGTGTTGTAAAACCAATCCATAGACCAATAATTCCTGCGACTCCCGCAAAAACTGGTGGTGCTGGTACTGGCAATTTGAATGCAGCAAACACGACGCCACATCCAAAACCTGTTAGTGTTGATAGAAAAACATCTTTCATAAAACTTCCTCTTCTTCGTTATCTTTTGGCAGCATATCTATAAGTTTATCATACGCTGGGATGATTTGATGAAATAATTGATCTGTTGGCAAGTTCATTACTGCTCCATATTCCTTGAAGTACTCAAGAGATGGCCCAGTAGACTCTTTAAAGTCCTGGATTGCAGTCTGAACCTGCTCAATATAATCAAAAGCCCATTGTCTAGACTGGGTTAAAAATGTAATAAAATCGTCCTGACTTGTTTTATTGTTTTCATCTTCTACTGATAAATCTTCTAGTTTTTCTTTCAGAAGATTATCAGATATATTTTTATCAATATACACTTGAAACAAGGTGCCAACCGCTTTAGCAAACTTTCTTTTAGTCTTTATGTTTTGTAAAACTAAATAAAAAATAATTAAAATTAATAACAAGTATACGATTAGATCCATCATTTTGTATCATCTCCCAATTCACTTCTTACTAAAAGAACCATGGCCCCCTCTTGTTCTAAAGCCTTTTTTAATCTAATTAAATACTCTGCTGCTTGTATTTTTTCATCATGATATAAATTTACAAACTGTTGTGCATGAGCACGGACAACAAGGAACTCTCCATTGTCATAAATTTCAACAGAGAAATCCTTTGGTGGTGTCAACGACATTGCAGCACGTCTCATTGCTTCTGTATACACTTTATCCACCCATTGTTAATTGTTGCCATACTGATCCCCACTTTGCCTTGCTCTTATGGTTGTTAAACTCTTTTGATATTTCTCCACCTTCTAAGTATATACCGCCCCAAACTCCCCATTCCTGCTGGCTAATACCAACAGCAAAACAAGACTTCATAACAGGACAGGACATGCATAGATCATCAACCGCAGGCCTTAGTAGTTCTTCTTCCTCATACTTATCAAAGAATATGTTTGTATCATAGTCTAAACATGAAGCATCGTCTTTCCATTTATGCTTATTCATGTTTACCTCACATATTTACTTGGTACTTCCCATCCATCACGTGTAGGAGAGAACATCTTTTGAAGATGCCAGATACCATTTTGATAAACCCCACGATCAGATGTTCTACCCTTGTCTGAAGGATAGCGTTCAAGAACTGTCCAGCCATCCCAAGACAAAACTTTGTTTTGTGCAACGATTGTTTCCATTTGTTCTAATGACTTAATTAACATGTTTTCCTTTTTATTAGTAGCGATAAATTCCGACATCAACATTTTTTTGCTGAGCCTCAGTGACTAACTTGGACAATGGTTCTTTTGGCTTACTTAGGTAAGCAAAGTAACCAATAGAGTCCATATTTTCACTCAACCAAACTGGTGGAACTTTGTAGTGCTTTAACTTTTTACCTCTTGACTTCATCCCTCTTTCCGAAAGGTTAGAGAACTCTGAAACCATTGAGTTAATTTTTGCAGGACCTGCAGAGTAGATGTAAAAGTACGGATCGTCTTCTTTCATTGAAGAAAGAGCAACGCCCATGGCTCTTAGGAATACCTGATAGTCATCAAAACTATTCGTTCCCTGTACTGCGATTATCATCATCTGCTCCTTCTGATAGTTGGTCTACAATGAACAACATCTTATCTAATTCTACCTTATCCATACCCATTATGTCAACTCTAACTGCGTTCTCTCTATCTATATCGTTGTTATAGATATCAGCAACATAAAGCACATTGTCTTTTTTCCAATAGGCTTTTTCATCAATGATGAGTACCCGTACGTGAGTCTTCTTTCTGTGATTTTTTGATTGATTTGGAGTATTATTAATGTTATTTATTTCACTCATTGGTGGAAGAAGTGGCCTGATCAGTGTGTGTATATGCTTTTGACTATATCTAATTTTAAACAATTGCTCAACTGATTCCTTCATATACATATCGGCAATAATCTTTAATGAGATGGCAAAGACTAATAAGGCTATTACTGATCCAATAAAATATTGCATAATTATTTTCCTTTATTAAGAATAATTCGAATGATTTCTTTTAAAGTATACTGGTGTTGCTTGTCTAGTTTTGCAATCTCGTCTTTATCAAACGATTTCTCTGTTAATAGGACTATTGGATTAGGATCTGTTACATCCATAGATAAAAACCCATACTCCCACAAAGCCATGGTCTCTACTGCAAAATACTTTGATTGTTCGCTATGCAGTTTTGGATTTATATCTTTCAACTTATCTGTAAAATTATACAATGGCTCACCAGTTTCGATATCTAATCCAGCAACCTCCAGTGCACCACTAAGGATTAGGTCTTCTATCATTTTGTCTGCATCATCCATTAAAAAATTCCAAGAATTGATCTTTAGTCTTTGCGCCATTCATTCTTTTTATTTCTACACCATCTTCAATTAAAACATATGTTGGCACAGACTTAATGCCAAATTGTTCTAGCAGTTCTAACTCTGTGTCTGCATCAATATATAAAAAATCAACCAATCCATCACGCTTTAATTCATCTGCTACTGGCTTTGTTCTTTGACAGGGTGCACACCAGTCAGCAGTAAAGTATAGTACATGTTTCATTTACCAGACTTCTTTCTAGCCTTAGCAAGCGCTCCAAAATCTTTAACCTTGGTGTCTCCAAGATAGCCCCATGCGTAACCGTCATTGATCATCATGTCGTTAAGAGACACTGTGTTGCCATCTACATATACCCAGCCTAAAATGCGACCATACTTTTCAGATGAGTCCATCTTTTCAGTCTTGATTACAACAGACTTAGCATCTTTTAGAGACTTCTTTAGGTACTCTTTGGCTTCAATACCAAGAGCCTTCTCTGCAAGATCTTTTGTACGGGACTCAGGGGTATCAATACCCGCCAGTCTTACACGGGATGCAAATAGGATATCAAACCCTAAATCAATAAGAACATCGATGGTATCTCCATCTACAACATTCTCTACTTTTCTTACATAGTATTCATACATTATTTTCTACCCCATTTAACTTTATTCCAACCACGCTCATGGAAGTAATAAAGAATTGTCTTTGTAAATACCTCAAAACTTGCTATTGCTCCTGCTGTAACTGGCTCTTTGGTTATTGCCCAAGATATAACAAAGGTATCTGCTGTGCCAATGACACGCCAAGTAATTGCTTTTAATGCTGATCTTTGTTTGGTTACATTCATATACCCATCTCCTTGCGCTTTTGTGTAGCAGAGATAGCATGAATATCTGCTCCCAAATCTACTTGCTCTATCTTATAGCCTACATCACGACCATAGACAATGTTGGTAATGTTTGGTACCTTAATTACATTTGCTGCTGGCATGTCTTTCTGAATAAAATTTTTAACTTCGTCAAAGTGCAAAGGATCTTTTTCAGTCATACCAACTGTATGACGAACTCCAATTACAACCTGAGTGTTTCTCTTTGCTGCTTCATCAAAAAGAGCACGATGCCCTTCATGCCATGGTTGGTAGCGACCAAGAAGAAGAACTGTGTTCTCTTTCCAGTCAAACATTCCAAACTTTCTAATAATAGTTATCGCTCTTGTTGGTAAAGCATCCTCATGGTCATCACCTGTTACTACAATTCTATGGTCATAGTGTTCTGGGTCTTCCCAAAGTTTATTGGTGTCATCAAAACGACCTTCCTTAATTGTATCTACCCAAACAACTACATCTGCTTCTCCAAATGCTTTGCGTGTTTCTTCTGTTGGGCAAACAAAATCTACAAGAACTGGCTTATCTTGAATTTGTTCAAGAAGTCTTGCAAGTTCTCCCATACGACGTGCTTGCTCTACTCTATCTTCTGGGCTAAACCCAAGATCTTTATTCAATCCAGCACGAACTTGATCTGCATTGATATGTATTGCGTTGGTTCTGTCTCTGACAGCATCAGCAATCGTTGTCTTGCCAGAGCCTGGAAGACCAAGGAATTGTATAATCATTTTATCCCAACATTTCTTTTATGGTAGTAGACAGAGATGCAAGATCTTCTGTAGTTTTAACTCTAATATCGTACTCAGACTCTTCTGGGTCTTCCCAAGCAAAATCTGTTGTACCGCCGTTTCCTCCTGGAATTGGAGCAGTGGTTGGATCAATGGTGTCTATCCATACTGTTATGATATTTGATATATCCATGCCCTCTTTAAATTGCTGTCTAGATTCTTTGCTTGGAAAATAACCACTAAGGACAATATTAGGCATACCATTTCTATGTGCTACACCACAAATAGTCCTTAGCCATCTAGCAAACTGTGCTTCTAGACTTGCCATTGGCAACTCTCGATCAGTACAATAAAAACTTTTAGACTCATTGGCAAATGCTTTAGATGCTAAATTTCTACTTGCCACGTCCATACCAAAAAATTGAATGATCATACACCTAGTCTTTTCTATTTGTTTTCAATTAACTTATCACGTTCATCAAGAACTGTTAGAGCAAAAGACATCATTTTTTTGTATCCCTTTTCATCGTTCATGATTTTATTATAATGATGACCACAAAATAACAGTTCTCCAGAAATACCAGAAACCTTTACAAGTGCTTCAGAAGAACATGAGTCACAACGGTCTTTTGGTGATAACTCCCACTCTTGCTCTACTACTGGTGTGTCGATCATTGTATTCATATTATACTACCGCTTTCTGTTATCAGTGGAATAAAATCCACTACCATTAAAAACTGCTCCTACATTAGAGTATACACGAACTAGCCTGCTATTGCAAGTTTGACACTCGTATCCTGGATCTTCCTCAGACATGCCTCTAACTTTTGTATATCTAATAGCACAAGGCATGCAATCATATTCGTACGCTGGCATTTATTTCTTCTTTTTTAGTTGCCAGATAGGAAGATTAAGTTTTGTATCTTCTAGTTTATATCCAAGGATAGATACGAATAGTTTAATAATTTTAATTCTCATTACTTCACCTTGTTCCCAAACTTAGCCCACACTCTTTCATGAAGAAAGTATCCTAGTGCTTCCCAACCAATGTATAGTAGTGCTCCAAGGCTTGCATATTCCCACTCACCAGTAAATAAATAAATAACTCCAGCAACTCCAACTAAATGGAATGTTTCCCAACTTGCTGTTTTTAATAGTGTTCTTTTCGTAGATTCCATTATAATGCCACCTTAGACTTTCCTCCACCAGATGTTTTCTTTACTGCCACTGTTGATGACTTTTTTGCAGAATCTGCTGTTGTAGGCTTAACGGGTGTTGCTGCTAACTTATTTAGCAATGGTGCATTCTCTTCTCCAGCATAAACTGGGCGACCCCAACCAACTACAGCATTGACTAATTTCTTTTTATTATTTTTTACGTAACCACGAGTCTTCTCAACGCACATTCCTCCGTTACGCTGATCTCCCTTTGCGGTTCCTGAAGTGTTTCCTTCAATAACTTGAATAGTCCCATCTCCATTGTTCTTAATACAAATACCAACATGTGAAATACGGTTTACGCCATCTTCTGGGAAATCAAAATAGATCCAGTCTCCAGGAGTTGGGTCATCGTTTCTTGCGTCTGACCAACGTCCTTCTTTTTTAAACTGATCTGATGCTGCTACAGTTGAAGCAGACTTTGGAAATGATTTTACGCCAGCAGTAAATGCTGCCCAAGAAACAAATGACTGGCACCACGGCTGAAAATTAACCTTAATCCATGCACCATACTTTGTTTCATTATCCTTAGGGCCTTCAATTGTGCCCACTTCTTTCTTTGCAATCTCAATGATTGCCTCTACTGATCCTTTGACTGACATTATTTACCCTCCTATAGGTGTATATCTATTATACTACATCACTGAATGAAACGGAATCCTTAGATACCTGATTTAACTTAAAGTCTTGCTCATATGCCTCGCAAAGTATCTGAAAGTATTTACGACCAGCGCCTATAGTTTTATAGAACATCTCGACTGTTCTTTCAGAACCCTCCAAAGAATAGTATTTATTTTTTCCAGTAATCATTAATTTTTCAACCTCAAGTCTTACCTCATCCGAATCAAGAACCCACCTTCTTTGGTAATGTTTTGGATTTTCTTTATCCGTTCCAACAAACTCCCACCACTGTTCATCGTAAGGAAAATCATATTTTGTATCATAATCTAAAAATATATAGGAGGCATGCCTTGAAGGAGCAACCACATCAAATCCATTACAGAAAGATGTTATTGATTGCTCTGGTTCTTCGTGTGGGAAAGCGTGATATCCTGGCAATCTTATTTCTGATAAATCATCACACAATAAAAACATAAAATTACAAGAAATATAATAATTTAAAAAATATTTACTGTTTACCATTCTACATGACACAAACATTATTTTGTCATCTACGGTTGTCTGATGGCCCATTATTCCAAATCTTCCCCATTCTCCTCCCAGATCCCACTCAGTGACAATGTTTTCATCATTTACAGACATGCCACTAATCTGACCAGAGATTATAATTTTTTTATTTATAGATCTTAATTCTTCAAAATCATTAATAAGTTTTGTATCCCAAGACTTTGCAAAACTTGTATGAGCATCGATACTTAAAAAATATCTTTCATCTTCAATTAATTCTCTTATGTTAGACCTCATCTTTACTATACCTGGTCTATCAAAGTCTCTGTCCCTAACTATTTTTATTTTGTTTGTAAACTCATCAAAGGATGGTTCATCCTTGTAGTTAAGTCCAAGACCAAAAGATATATTTTCTGGATTATCTGAACTATCTAAAAGGTTTTGCATTGTATTCTTTAGACCTGGGTCTTCAAATGCTGCAATTGAAACAAATATAGTTAATTTATTATCTTGTGATGACATCGTAGAACTCTTTTATTGTCCTATTTAAATTGTTGAATGAGAAGTATTTATTTTGTCCAGTGATCAATAGATCGACTACTTCGCTTTCCATTTCTGGATCATCCCAAACCCATATCTTTTTCCAGTGGTTCTTGTTTCCTCTATCTGTTCCTATGAACTCCCACCACTTTTCATCATAAGGGAAGTAATACTTAGGATCATTACCTGCGTGAATTGGGCAATGCTTACCAGTTGGAGACACAACATCAAATCCATTACAGAATAGTGCCATTGACAACTCTGGCTCTTCAAATGGGAATCCATGATAGTCTGGGAACTCCATAGAGTTTATCCAAGAAGTCTTTCCAAAGATAAAATTACATGATACATAATAGTTTAAGAAGTATTTATCATTTACCATTAAGTCATTTGAGTGAGACATGTCATTGTCAATCTTTGGCTGTCCTCCCATGGAGAATGAGTCTTTTCTTTTATCTACATTCCAGCGAGTGTAGTAGTTATTAAAGTTGCCTGGCTCAACAATTTGTTTTGATATAACAAACTTATCTGATATTAGGTGTAACTCTTCTATGTCATTTATCAGTGTCTCATCCCATCTATCTGCAAAATTTGCGTGGGCATCGATACTTAGGTAGTACTCCTCATCCTTTATCAGACTCCTGATACCATTGCGTACCCTGATAATTCCTGGATCATCAGTAATAAAGTCCTTTTTATCCCTTATGATACGAATTTCATGTTCAATAGATGAAAGATCTGGTTCTATTTCATAGTTTAAACATATACCAAATACCAAGTTCTCTGGGTATGCAGCAAAACTAATACTTTTATTGATAGTATCTAGTAATTCTGTATCTTCCCATGCTGGTAGTGATATAAATATCTTTTTATTTGTCATTTTTTCTCTCTCTGTAGGCATTGTATAGTTTTTCTGACCAGGCATAGTGAAACACTGTTCCTTGATGTCCATCTGGTTTAGACATTGTTAAATTTTTATTCATTTCTTTAATTGCAAATATCTCATTTTTATCTGGGGAAAGCCTGACAACGTATTTTGATTTATTAGTTACCCTATCGTTAATATCTGTAACACGTGAATCCCAGGATCCCCAAAAAAGTTTAATATTTTTTAATTCACAAAATTTTTCAAATAGTCTTATATAGAGGTCAAGGTCTATCTGACTTATATCATTAGGGATAAAGTTAGTTTCTCCAATCACACTAGTGGAATCTTTTATAGATTGTTGTTTTGCTTTTGTAACAGTATATCTATATGCACCACCATTACTTAATCCGTATGACATATAATCTTCTATGTATGATATATACCTTTGAGAATTTGGAAGATTTATAAAAATATAGTCTGGTGATCCAAACTCTTCTATGTACTGATCAATAACTGAAAATATATCTATCCATCCCATTCCTGCAACGCCCAAGCAAAAAAAACCAGAAGCGTCTAAATCTTTAGAGAGCATTGTATATAGCATGTGTGGCCATGAGTCTTCTACTACAGCACCCTCTCCAAGTGCCTCTGAACAGCCAGCAAAAAGGATGTGAGGCTTGCCATTATGCTCTTTTATAAACTCATCACAGCGCCAACCGTATGAGTTATATTTAGAAAAATATTTAACAATGGCACCATTTAAAGATCCAGTAGTTTCTATTCCATTAAGTCCAGCCTTTTTTGTTTTTTTAAGTGGATAATCCTGTGTGTATATATCGTCTGCGACTGTTCTATTGTTAATAATAACTTTTAAGACTTCGTTTTCTATAATCATCTTACAATCCTTACATTGTATTCATTTTCCCATGCAATAACATCATTTTCATCATTAAGCAATGGCTGGCCTTTAATATTAAGACTAGTGTTTAGAAGAACTGGAACACCAGTTTCTAGGTAGAATTTATTTATTGCTCTCCAAAGGCCACGATGCTCTTGTTTGTTAACAGTTTGGACCCTTGATGTCCCATCTGCATGTACAACTGATGGTATCTTATCTGGCTGCAAACACTTAACAGTGTACTGCATATATGGGCTTGTGAAATCCATGTCAAACCATTTTGATGCACACTCTTCCATAACAACTGGTGCAAAAGGGCGGAACAATTCTCTCTGCTTAATTCTATTTACCTTATCTTTAATGTTTGGATCTCTTGGGTCAGCAAGAATACTTCTATTGCCAAGGGCTCTTGGACCATATTCTGCTCTTCCTGTTGCTACTGCTACGATTCCGTCTTTTAATATACCGTCCACAATTTGCTGAACAGGATACTCTCCTCCAAGATCATATCCAAGATAAGGAGTCTTCCAATCAAGATGCTTTCCATATAGTGCTGCTGCTGCACCCAAAGAACTGCCAGCATCTCCAGGGTTAGGCATGATCCAAATCATATCAAAAATATTCCATAGTAATGTATTTGCTGAAGAATTAAGAGCACAACCACCCATAAAAACAAGGTTATTTTTACCAGTCATACTTTTGGCCATACGCATAAACTGATTTAATCTTTGCTCATAAACTACCTGCACTGCTGCAGCAATATCAAACCTATCCTGCTCAGTGATTACCATTCCCCAGTCATTAATTCCTTTATGAAAGTTATACTTTTGTTGAGCATACTCTGGGAAATACTCATCTACTTCTTTGTAATACCTTGTCCAGTCTCCGTATGCAGCCATACCCATCATGATGTACTCTTCTTGGTTTGGCATAAGTCCAATCAACTGTGTGAATGCAGAGTAGAACAATCCAAAACTAACTGGATAGTTTTGCTTATACTTAAGTTTAATGTTATCGCCTTCACCAACCCAAATTGTTGATGTATTAAACTCACCAATTGCATCTAGGACTACAATGCAAGCATCATTAAATGCGCTAGTGTAGTATCCTGCTGCAGCATGAGAGTAGTGGTGCCCAAAGTTTTTTCTTGGTAGATCTCCAAGTTCTGTAGACTCAAACCATGGCCTATCTCCGCCAAATCCTCCACGAGTTTTTACTCTAAGTTTTTTAAGTAAAGGCTTTTCGTAGTATGCTACTTGGTCTGGATATCCGTATTGTAAAGCATCTTTGATCAGTTCTTTATTTGTAAACCAATCATTTTTTTGTTTACTGTATCTTTCTGCATGGCCAGCGAACAGGATCTCACCATCTTTAATTAAAGAAACAGATGCATCGTGTGTTGTCTCGTTGATTCCAAGAATTATCATATCTTTGCCTCGTATATTTCGTATAGTCTTTTTGCAATAAAAGAGTTTACAGCAACACCATAGTGTACGCTGTCTCTTGCTTTCATGTCAAACTTTCCTTTATTGTCTTCTGAATACTTATACATATAGTCTATAGCATCTTGTCTTCCTAAATCATGATAGGTATTAAAATTAATAAAGGTTGACTTAACCCCAAACGGAACTGGGGCCTGAATGTCGGAATCAAATGATATTAACGTTACTCCAGTAAACTTGCAAAACAATTCTAACATCTTATAGTAATGGTATGATTCAAAGTATAAGTTTGCATTTATTTTTCCATTATTATTATATTGAACATCCATATATGCTTTCTTTTCCATTGAAAAAGTTATAGACCTGTTAATTTCTGGGACTCCAAAAAATATTACATCAGGCTTTCCATACTCTTCAATATACTTAAGCATATTAATAATTGAACCCTTTATGCTACTACCAGTCATTGCAACATTAAAGTAACCAGAACAGGTAGAATCTGAATTAATATTGTCATAAAGTATTTGCGACCAGCGCTCATTATCTGCTAAACCTTCTCCGAGTGCATGTGAACATCCGCCAAAAAGAATATGAAGGCCAGTATGAAAACTAGTGAATTCATCTGATCTATAGTTTTTGCTATTTACACTTAACTCATTCTTGTCTAATTCTCCATATGAACGCCTATACAATGAATCTTTGTCTATCCACTTTCTGTGTACTGGACGAAGACCATCTTCAAAAAACCCATTGTTGATTCGTGGGAACATTGGGTTTAACTCATCAACTGATAAGTTATCAAATGTGATCACTTACTTGCCCCTCTTCCACTCTTCATAAAACATTTTAGCATATGCCATGTGGATGACCTCTGATGGGTGTGAGTCTGCTCCCTCTAGTGATAGGCTTCCATACATGGATAACTCAAAGACATCCTCTTTGAATTGATCGACATCTACCATAAAAAATGAATCAAACTCTTTAAATAGATTCATAGTATGTTCCTTATTTCCATCGCTAACAAACCAAGATGTCACTCCTTCAATATAAAAATCCCAAGTGCTTGCAATTAATGCTATGTTATTTTCCTTGCAATAGTTATGCAGTATTAAAAACATATTGTATTCCAAAACTTTTGCTGCCTCTATTTCTTTTGCATATACACCAATTTCTCTTTGAACTGGTGGAAGAAGTAAAAAGATTATGTCTGGTTTGCTTTTGAGATTTAAAAACCTAAAGACATTACTAACAATTTCAAATGTTGATGCCCCAGAAATTGAACAATTGTTTACTGATGAGACATTGAATTCTTTTTTAATTTTTTCAAATAAATATGAAGACCATCCCCCATTCGGACAATCTTTTAATCCAACATTAGCCGTTATAGAACATCCAGAAAAAAGTAGATTGATACCATCGCCAGATGGCTTATCCTCTTCAAAGGTTCCCATGTTTTTAAATTTAGGCTGAACCTCTTGACTATTATCAATCCAGATTGGTGGAGTCATTTTAGTAAATAAAATCCCTTGGCTTAAGATGCTTTTTATTTTTTTTGATCCATAACCAGAACTTAATTTTTTTAATTATCTTTTTCATTTAAGAACCTTTCGTGTAATTGATTTGACCATGCATAATGAAACGCATTTCCAAAATGTCTTCCTCTATCTTTTGCCGTATACATATTTTTATCTTTTGGATTTTTAACTGAATACTCATACAAATCTTCAATTATTTTATCTTTATAAAAGTTTTTAAAGGTTTTAAAGTTATTTAAATAATCATCAAACATTGTTTTTTCATTTCTTATCTTTGGCGCAAGGAGTATCTTTTGTGGGTTTGGGCCTTTGTAATTAGCAAAACTAGAGAACGAATCCCATAGGCTTGTGTAATTTGATACCCATGTAGATGAGATTAATCTAATGTTGTTTGATCTACAAAATAGTTCTAAAGAGTGATAGATTGAAAAATTAAAAGAATCAGAGTAGGCTTCTTCATGCTCATCAAAGAAAAATTCATCATCTCTATCTCTTTCTGGCAAAAGTATAAAAACAACATCTGGGTTTCCAAATTTCTCTATGTACCTAAATATATGAAAAACAATTTCAATTATAGATCCTGCGTTGATTCCAATATTATTATAGTTAGACACATGATTGGTTTTCTTTATTTTATTGTATACCCTGGTTGCCCATATATTTTCTAGGTCTGTCCCTAGTCCGAATGTATTTGAACAGCCAGCAAAAAGAATATGCAAGCCAGAGTGCTCTGATTGAAAATTATCAGATCTTAGTCCGTAACTATTTAATTTATACTCAACACCGTCCTCTTGAAGAAGGCTACCCTCTTGTCTAAAAAATCCTAGATCAGGCTTTAGAAGATAGCCCCTGCCAGTACTTTTTCTATTTAAGTAGTTGTCATCATCATCTACAGCGTTACTTCTTTTCATTACTCTTGTCCTGTTGAATTTCTGCTATTGCTCTCTGGAACATTGTGATACCAGTTTGGTAATGCATACCTTGGACCCTTTGTAATTGGAGCAACCTCATGTACATACAAAAAGTTGGAGGGAAAGAAAAGAACGCTTCCTGGCTTTGGCTTAAATGTAATCTTTGAATTTCTGAAAGTAATTTCTCCACCCTCATAATCATCATTAAGGTATAGAAGTACTGACAGTACTCGTGTGCTAACACCTTGATCTTGATGTGCTGGCAAGTATCCAGACTTGTCGTACCTAAGTAGATGCATCTGTCTTTCTCTTGACTTTATATTCTTTTCTGCAAAAGGATATATCTGTGTAGAGTAGTGTTTAAGTGTTCCTTCAAGAGCACCAAACAGTTGTGATGAAATGTTTAACTGCTCTTTAAAAAATGGATCACTTTCGTTTATGTGCTGTGCCTGAGGAATAAACTTTTGCCAACAGAATATTTCATTAGTGCCAGCACTATCATTTACCCATGGTGTCCATGGCTTAACAAGAGTCTTTCCTGTGTCTTGTGATTCATGGTACTTCTTATCTAAGTTTTCAATATCAACAATAAGTTGTGCTGGATCTTGAATAATGTTTTTATAATAAACCATTCCAAGATCTAGAATTTCATAATCAAAGTTTTGCAAGTGGATACCTCATCGCTTCCCATTGTGGATTCTTATCGTTTCCAAGAAAGTCTGGATCTGCATGCTCAGGAAGAGATGTGTGCATGTATAGTGCAGTGTATCTATCTCCACTGGTTACTGTTGTGATGCCATGAATATACTCTGAACCTGCTCCTGGAAAAAATACCGCAGAATACTTTTTGGGCTGATAAGAAAAATCTTGGTTAGGGAAGTAAATCTTTCCACCAGTATAGTCTGGCTCTTCATTTAAATACATGATTGTGCTAAACTCAATAAATGGCTCTGGTCCTTGTGCATCTATATGTAGGCCACCCTTTGTACCTGTTACCCAGTGCGATCCAAAACCCTTAAATACATAAATTGGATTTACAAATCCATGCAGTTGTTTGTGCACATCATTAGACTTATTACCATACTTAATCATAATATCCATTACTCTTTTGTTGTACGGTAGCGATGTTCCTCCGTACCTTTCCTTGTAGTATTCTGGATATGGGTTTATTTCTGATGGATTGTTCTGCTCTTGAATCAATACCGCAGCATCTTCTGGGGTAATGAAATCTTCAATTACTGTTATTCTATGCATTTTTTCCTCCTTGTTAATTATACCACTAGGCAATATAGTTTACCTTGGTCATAAATTTCTTTTGATCCACATCATCAAATGGCATCTCGTGGGGCTTATACTCCACATCGTCTATAGGAAAAGGCAGTTCTCTTAACGGCTCAAAACTAATCTTGTGAAAGTTTTCAAATTCACTGATAGTCCTTTTCCTATTTAATATATTAATGTGTTTATTTTTTCCTGTTTTTGCTAACCTTATGAACTGATTATATCCATGGCTTTTTGAAAATGTTGTGTAGGTTGACTCAATTGTATCTGGCCCTAATACTTTATAGAATCCAGTTGGAGCAGAGTAAATGTTGATGCCAGATGTAAAATAAGATAATGACATAAGTTCATTTACCCCCTCGTGCTTTAGGTAATCTGGCAAGCGAAGTCTATTGATTAAAGAAGATTTTGCAAACATAAAATCTTTATCTATATAGTTTGATATAGAAAAATCAGTTGTAGATCCAAACCCTCTCTCAATATAGAATAGATTTCTTTGCCTTAAGAATGTTTGGTTTTGTCCAGAAACTACAGAGTTTGAATCTTCGGTAATCTTAATCAACGGGATATCCCAGTCTTGTTTCATTTCAAATCTGCCATAAGAAATAAGGGTATAGTCTGATTCTTGCAAACCAAGTCCACTGTTTATGTGAGACATTGGGCTAACGATATAATCCCAATAAACATGGATGTATGTGCAATCTTTTATACTATTAAAAAACTCATCTCTAATCAGTGGGTTCTGATCGTATACTGTAATCTTTAAGTTTATATTATTTGATGCATTATTTATTAATGAAAGAACAGACTCTTTTAAAAACTTATTCTTATATCCATAAAATATTGCATGAACAATTGGTTTATCCATCCGATTTTACACCCTTAATGCCAAATATCTTTTTTCTCCATGCAGTCTTTTTATAGTAACCATACAAAAGAGACCTTCTATTCTCTGCCTTAAACTCATGCTCGTCCATCTTGTTTTGTGTCTTATCAATTTCTAGTTCCCAATTATCTCTTTTGAATGGAAGAATTTGAAAGATTGGAGTCCCCTTTGGAATTACCCCTTGAAAACCACGCTTTAAAAAGAATGCTGTGAATACAGGCAAGCCCCATATATCAGATTCAACAATTCCAGACATAGTGTAAAAAGGAAGATCGTATCTATTCATTGGGTGTGTAATTAAAACTGAGTATCCTGGTGGAGTTTCGTAGTACCAATTCATTCTCCATCCATAGTGAATGGGGTGGCAGTTGTCTGGTACAGGCAGTTCAATTGTTGGTCTTTTGTCTATGATCATTACATCACTTGCCCATGAGAGCGTTGGTCTACCGTCTTCTGCTAACTCAACAATAAGATCATCTTCTAATAAATAAAGATATCCAGAAGTAAGAGAATCTAAGAATGGCATACACATCTTTGTAGCAACTCTTGCACCATCTCCACCTATATGATTAACTGGCTTAAGATGCTTGTCGTCATTCCACACATCATGCTTTGCTAAACTTTTATACCATTCTGGTACATGCTTAACTGCTGGCTCTGGTGGATTAAGTTTGTCTCCATAGTTAACAAAGGCAGGAGAAAAAGAAATCTTTAATGGATCTTCCATTACTTATATTCTTTTCTAGACCTAAACTTTTCTTTGTATGAATGCTTAAACATACTTCTAATCGATAATCTTTGTGCTTTTAGTTTTGCGTTTGCAATGTCAGCGTCTACAAGTTCCATTGACCAATCTTCACGCTTGATTGGAATAACTTGAACTAGTGGAGTACCTTGCTTAATCACACCTTTAAAATCTTTTTTAATAAACATGGAAAGATGGCCATCAGAAATAAATCCATCTGTATCAACAAATGCTTCAAACGCTTTAAACGGTAGGTCATCTCTATGCATTGGATGCAAGAAAAGTGTGCTGTATCCAGGATCTGTTTCTACAGACCAAAATGGAAGTATTCTGAAAACATTTTTATGATATCTAGTTGTATCTATTGGGTAACTTGAAACCTGTTCTGCCGTATGCGTTGCAACCATATCACTACCAAAATTTTTCAATGGCATTGGCACACTCCACTCAATTTTTTCTGGGTTTGTAGCGTCAATATATATATCCATAGGAAATGTAATCATGTATCCAGCAGTAAGCATATCAAAAACTGGCATGCATCTTTTTACTGTTGAGTTTAATCCACCCTTTGGATAAAAGTCTTTATCGTCACCAACTGATGCTGGTTGCTTTTTGTACCACTCTGGTATCATTTTTGATGCTGGTTGTGGCGGGTTTGCAAATGACTTTGTTCCCTCGTTAAACGGATAAAACCTGATTACGCTCATAGAATTCCTTTACTCTCTGTACCATTATATCATCTGCCTGAAAACGCATATTAAACATTGGTTGAAGTCTTGGTATCTTCCCAAACTCATGATCAACCATATGACTTCCAATACTTCTAAAATTAAAGTCAACCATTGGTGGGTCAAAAGTCGTTAGGTTTTGATCAAGTGACTTAAAGTTAATCTCCTTTGGATAGATAAGAAATGGAGAACCTTCTGCTTGCTCTATCTTAACCGATACATCAGCATTTAAAAGCCAAGAGATATAGAACTTATAGTTACCACTGAAGCACCCATCAGGAGCCTTGTGAGCCTCATCTGAACGATAGTACTGCCTTACCCATGGCCTATCAACATTGTAGAACTCCCCGTCCTCTATGAGAAGAAAGAACTCTGCATGATTTCTTTGTTGTAGGATTACCTCATTATCAATAATACTTATGAGTTTTGGCTCTGGGTATAGTCTTCTAGCATAAAGGTTTATTGGCTGAATGATAGAATCATTCAATCCATAGATACCTTCTTGATAAGAGAGCCATCTTTTAAATACACGAGATCTTTCATTGATATACAAAAAAGATTTATCTGAAGAACTGTTCCAGATCTTAAAGTCATGCTTTAGTTCATCTAACATCTCGCTCATAAGCATCTCCTTGCTGGGCTGGTAGGCCTCGATCCTACGACTTGCGAATTAACAGTTCGCCACTCTACCAACTGAGTTACAGCCCATTGTATCATTAAGGTCTTTCCACCCTAACGACATCTCCAAAATCTCCAGATTCCAGAATAGTTATTTTGACATTATCATAGGTTACTGATTCACCTAAGTTAAAAGTTCCACCCTTGCAACCACTCTTAGTAGAGAATCCTTTTACTAGTTCTAATCCTTTTCCAGTCTGCTGCGAAAGAGTCGTTACATCAACTGTATAAATTAGAACTCCCTGCTCGCATTGTGGTAACTTAAAATTAAACCCAGTGTTTCTAATTGACTCAATAGCAATTACTTTGGTTGAACTTAATTTAACAAGAAGTAATTTTTCATATTGTCCACTTGCAGTAGATGGTTTTATCCAAGTTGTTGTGGTTGTATTAGCAGATGCACATTTGACTTGAGAGTCTAAAATAAATTTTGCTGTCCACTTATCCCATGCAAGAAAATCCATAGATGCTCCAGACATATTTCCCCAGCCATCCATAGTTTCATGATCGTATAAAGTGCTATTTGTAGTATGCATTAACTCATGCAAATCTCCAAACGGACCTCTTCCATTCCAACCCTTAGATCCATATGCATATGGAGTCATGTTTATATATATTCCTGGAATTTGTTTTTCGCTAGTTTGAGTCCAGCCTCCACCACCCCAATTGTACAAAACTTCATTGGTTGTATTTGGTGGGCCCATAACCCACACCCTATCCACATTAGTAAAGTCAATTTCTGGATCAGCAAGGGAAATAACATCTCTAGCAAGATTTCGTTGACCATATTCAGCCTCATGGTTTGTATGAAATCCAACATCATAAGAGACTAATGACTTGTTAATTTTAAAATATTTAGCAGGAATAACAAACTTATAGTTAGATGGACCATCAGTCATATCCTCAAGTGATTGCCTGATAAAGTCAAAATAATCTTTATAGTCATCCTGTGGATTTGTAGAAGCCTCGTAATCTGGAGTTGAAAAAGGTAATACCTGAATGACTAGATTTGGTTGCATATGAAAGTTACTATCTTCATCACGTTGCCAACCATTTCCAATTGGTAGTTTGCACTCTTTTACATTTAAGTATTTAGATTCATTGTCTTGGATTGTTGTAGGTTTGACATCTGATAGTGACCTTTTTACATATCTTAAAGGTGTGCTACACCACCCACTCTTGATCTGATTTTCTTGAAATTGTTTCCATTGAGAAGGAACCTCTGGGTCTGCTTCACATTTGTTTTTATACTCAAAGACTAATGGCTTTGTAATTGTTGTTGATGGTACTCCAATTGCACCTTCAGGATCACCAATTGCCGTTGGAGTTGGCGAAGGAGTTGGTTTAGGAGTTGGTTTTGTAGTTGTTTTTACTACAACTACCCTATTCCAAACTAATTTCTTTCCAGATTTAATACAGGTGTACTTATAGCCTGAAACAGTTTTCACCTGTCCCTTAACGCTGCAAATAGATCCTACTTTTATTGCTGCGAAGGATGCATCTGTTGATAAAAAAGATAAAGATAACAAAACAATTAAAAACTTTTTCATACTAAAACCTTTTCTTTTTACGATATCATCAATCTGACGACATGTTGGCATGGGTCGCCTCCTGCTTCCCATTCTTCTTGCTCTTCTTCGCCCATATATTCGTATCCACCATCATGAGTATTACAATAGGGTGGTGTTACCCAACCTCTTTCAATTCCGTTTTCAAGCCAGATACCAAACTCTTGCTCTTCGGGTGACAAATCATCATGCATATGGTTCATAACTTAATTATATCCTTAAATACTAACGACGTCAACTGGACCCATACAGGATGGATTAAATTTAATAGCAGCATTTACTGCTTGAACAACTCTGTTCCTTGCATTCTTTTGTTTATCTGTTGCGTATAAAACTCCATAAGCATACTCTGCTCCAGAACCCATAGCAAGATATGGCAGCGTGTATTTAGATAAAGACATGTCTGCAGAACTATGCTCATAGATATTTCCACGAACTGCAATTATCAAACCAAGGTCGCCATCTTTGGATGTGTCAACCCAAAACTCATTATAAAATTCTTTTAGTTCTTTAATAAACTTTGTTTGC